GATCTTGGCCCGCTCCTGGCCCATGCGCAGGTAGGACTCGCGCTGCACTTTTTCGATGGCGGCATTTTTCTGTTCTTCCAGGGCCCCCCGGCGCTGCTGGGACTGCTCATCGGTCCATCCTTGCTGCTTGGCCTGGAGGCCGAGGCCCGCCAATTCTTCCTGGAATTGCGCCCGCACGAGGGCGATCTGGGCGGTGAGTTGCTCCTCCGGCGTGACCGCACGGAAGGCGCCGGCGGTCCCGCGAATCTTGGCCACCTGGGCGGCGAAGATCTGCTGTTGCAACTCCTGGATCGTCGGCCCGCCGGCGCCGGCGCCGGACCAGAGGCCGAGTTGGGCGAGTTGGGCCTGCGTGGTGGCCGCCGCCATGATATCAATCCCGGCCCCGCCGCCGGCGCCGAGGTGAGCGAACATCGTGGCGAGTTGCTCACGGCTCGGCCCGCTCTTGCCGGAAAGGCCGGCGAAGACATAATTGAAGAAGCCGGCAACCGGGCCGCCGGCACTCACGGCGATGTCTTTCAGGTTGTTCGCGAGATCCCGGAGGTTTTTCTGATACTGCTCGGCCCGGCGGATAGACTCGGGGGTGATCAGATTCGCCGAGGCCTCGCCGGCCTCCCGCAGGGCGGACGATCCCTTTTGGATGACCATCAGGATCTCGTTCCAACCCTTACCGAAGAGATCCCGGGAGAGTTTGTTCCGCTCGGTCTCGCTGGTCACTCCGCGGAGGGCGTCGATGGTTTCGTAGAAAATCTGCAGACCGGTCTTCTGGACGTCGTTGCCGTCTTTCATGCTGATGCGGAGTCGATTGAGGGCGGGAGAGCCGGTCTCGATGGCGGACGACATCGTGCGGATGGCCTGTTCCACGTTCTCGGATCCCACGCCCATGGCCTCCAGGCCGGCCCGGAGAACGTTTACGTCTCGCACGCTGCCGCCGGAGATATAGGAGAGATCGCGGACACGGATGGCCAGATCGGTGAATGCGTTGACGGATTTATACGCGGCAAAGGCCGTGGCCCCGATGCCGACGCCCAGGGGGCCAAGCGCCATGACGAGGCCCCCGAATCGGCCCAGGAGGCTGGCGCCGTCGCGGGCGATGCCCTGGAAGACGCCCTCCATCTCCCGCCCGGCGGCGTTCAGCTTGAGCATGCCGGGCGCGGCGCCGGCGGCTTTCTTGCCCAGATCCTCCAGGCTCTGCGTGACGTAGCGCAGGCTCGGGGTGCCCTTGTCGTCGATCTGGATTTCGAGCCTGATGATGTCAGTCATTGCGCGCAACCTCGTCGCGGATCACCATCACGCGGTGTGCCAGCGCGTGCAACTCATCCCGAGTGCCGGTCCAACCCAGAAGTTCCAAGGCCATGTCCCAGGTCATCCCCAGGGTCGTCAAACCGTGGATCTCAAGTGCCTCCCTGGCCTCGGCGTCGAATCGCGTCCGTTCGCAAATCCAGCATCGCGCCTGCTCGCCCCGGTCCTGCATGGGGGGGCAATCGGGGCAGAGCGGCTGGATCAGGACGCCGTCGGCGGCTCCTCCGGCCGCCCGGACGCTTCGCGCGTACCGGACGGCCCGGCGGAGTTTTTTTCGCTGTCTTCCCTCCGGCCCGGGCTCCACGCCACGGCCCACACCATCTCGATGGCCCCGGGTGTGAGGCGGAGTTTGTTTTCGAGGGTGCAGAGCGGGTCGTCCTCGATCTTTTCCCAGCCGGCGAGCGCGTAGTCGAGTTTCGCCTCTTCGACCGCGCGGTTGTACGCCTCGATCCTCTGGGGATCCCGGGTGCCGTCAGATAGGAGCTTGCGCCGGACGGTGGTCTCGATCTCCCGCTCCTTGGCGGCCGAAAGGCGCCGGACCAGGAGGATGCTTTCCCCGACGGGTACCCGGATCGGCGCCTCGTCGTCGGCGATGAGCCTGATCTTCATGGGAACCTCCCCTCAATGCGGAATGTAGCGGAGGGACCGTCCCCAATTCCGCATTTCGCATTCCGCATTCCGCATTTCCTAGTCAAATACGATCGTCAGGTCGTCATCCACGCCGGTCGGGCTCACCAGCAGGCAGCTCGCCCGGTACATCAGGATCCCCTCGGCGTCGAACTGCTCCAGCTTTTCGAACTGCATCACCGGGATGTTGACCTTGAGCTGGTTGTACTTGGTGGCGCCGACCTGAAAACTGCACGCGATCTGTGTCCCGGCGGCGAGCGCGTCCCACCAGGCGAAATCATCCTCGAGGGTGGCCTCGGCCTCGAGCGTGAGGACCGGCGCCCGTCCGGCCAGCATGACCATCCCGGCATATCCCGTGGCCGCGCTCGCGTCTTTCCTCGGCGTGATCTGCCGGCCCAGGTCCAGCTTGATCTCGCCGTGCTTCGGGGCGTAGGGATCCCCGCCGGACGGCGTGAGCTGGAGGAGGGAGGAAAGCATCACCGGATACTGGGTGGTCGGCTCGCCCGTGGGGACGACCGTCGCCGCGTCTGCTGGATCGGTCCAGAGGGACCGCAATTCGCCGACGACCCGCGCCGGCCCGCCCAGGGGGAACACGAAGCTGGGCAGGGCACGGCAGCCGAGAAGTTTCGTCAAGACGCCGTCAAGGTAGAGATAAACCGAGAAACTCTCGAAGCCGGAGCTGATCGGCGCGTAGGTCCAGGACTCGGCGTTCTCGGTGTCGTCGAGGTCGGCGGCAAATCCCCCCATGCGGAGGAGCGCGTCAGCCTTGGGGATGACACTGAGGCTGTACGCCGCGCCCGCGCCGCGGAGGGGCACCTCGACGTGTTTCTCCCAGCGCCGGGCGCCCATGGATCCCGGGAGGAGCGAGCCGCCTCCAGTGTACGGGGCGACCCGCTGGAAATCTGCGGCCGGCGCCGGCGGCGCCACCATGGCATAGAGGCCGTTGGCAGCCAGGGGCAGACTATCCTCGCCTTCGGCCTCAGGATCCTCGACCTTGGCGAGGAGCGTGGCCAATTTCAGGAGTCGGGGCATTCGAGCCTCCTCTCAATGCGGAATGTAGCGGAGGGACCGTCCCCAATTCTGCATTTCGCATTCCGCATTCCGCATTTCTCAATCAAACGTGATCGTTATCTCCGTGTCGCCGCCCGCGGGCGCCACCAGCAGGCAACTCGCCCGGTACATCAGGATCCCGTCGGTATCGAACTGCTCCAGCTTCTCGAACTGCATGGCGGCGATGACGACCTTGATCCGGTTGTACTGAGTGGCTCCCACCTGGAACGAGCAATCCATCGGCGTACCGGCCGCGAGTTTCGCCCACCAGGGGAACCCCGTCTCGGTCGTGGCCTCGGCCTCGAGGGTGAGGACCGGCGCGCGGTCCGGGACGAGTTGCATGCCCGCGTAGCCGGCGGCCGCGCCTCCACCGCCGCGCGTCGCGATCTTGCGTCCCAGGTCCAACCGGATCTCGCCGTGGACGGCGGCGAAATTCTCGGAGCCGATCTGGAAGGCGGAGGTGAGCATCACCGGATACTGGATGGTCGGTTCGCCCGTCGGGACCACGTTCGAGGCATCCGCCGGCGCTCCCCAGATGCCGCGCAGCTCCCCGATGGCCCGCGCCGGGCCGCCGCGCGGGAAAACGAAGCTCGGCAGAGCCCGGCAGCCGAGGAGTTTCGTGCGGACGCCGTCGAGGTAGACGTAGCAGGAGAAACTCTCGAAGGCGCTCGACCGGAGAGTATAGTCCCACTTCTCGGAGCCGCCGGTATAGCTCCCCGCGGCGGCGAATCCGCCCATGCGGAGAAGGGCATCGGCCTTTGCCTTCACGCTGGCCGAATAGGCGGCGCCAGCGCCGCGCAGCGGGACCTCGACATGCGTCTCCCAGCGCTTGGCGCCGGGCGATCCCGGGAGCTGGGATCCGGCGCCGGTGTGGACCTCGATCCGGTTGAAATCGGCGACCGGCGCCGGCGGCGTGATCATGGCGAAGAACCCATCGCCCGCGCCGGGCGAGCTGTCGTTTCCCTCGGGGCTCTCCACCTTGGCGAGGATGGTGCTCAACTTCAACAGTCGCGGCATCTCGGTCTCCTCTCAATGCGGAATGGCGAATGCGGAATGCGGAATGTATCGGAGGGGCCGCCCCCAATTCCGCATTTCGCATTCCGAATTCCGCATTTCTCAAATCGATGGTTTTTGTCGGTACCTCCAGGTCGTGCTTTTCTGGATCATCTCGTCCGGGCCGTCGGCCTGGATCCACCGGCGGGTCGGGCCGGCGCTCACGGGACGCACCAGGGCCCAGACCGAGAGACTCAACATTTCGTCCTTGAGCGCCGTGAACACGTCGGCGGTCAGGGTCTGGATGCCGGGCGCCCCCGCCGCATCCCCGACGAGAGGCGCCTCGCGGCTTCGCAGGTTCTGGACGAACACACTGACGCCTATCCGGTGGTCGGCCAGGATCTCCTGGTTGTCGGGATCCATGAAGGCGGTCCCCGCATCCCAGACCGTGGCGAACGGCGGCGGCGCCTCGGGCGGGAAATCGTTCTCGTCCGCCACGACGTAGGCGTGGTCGGCCAGGGCGGTCACCTCGCCTTTCAGTTGCTCCCGCACGGCGACCAGTAGGTCTTCCAGATCCCAGCTCATTGCCCTGTCACCACGTAGCCGGAGACCATTTGCTTGAGCAACTCGATGTCTTCCGGCTGCAGGACCAACCATGGTCGCGGGGGGATCGTCACATCATGGGCGGCGGTCTGCCTCGCAAATACCGGGGCGCCGCCGGCGCGGAACCAGCGCATCGCGCGTCCCTTCTCGACCGTGATCTCAGGGATCTTGATCGTCCCCCCGAGATGGTGGATCCTCGCGTAGACGACGTTCGATCCGATCGACAGCGCGCGCGGGCCACTCAGTTGGGCGACGACAGAATTTTTGAGCCGCGCACTGTCCACGAGGATCTTGCCAGTCCGGGCCCCGGCGCTGCGCTTCTTGGAGCTGGTGATCCTGCCCGATTTCGTGTAGAGGCGTCCCGCCTCGTTGGCCGCGGTGCTTGCCGCCCAGGGCCGCCAGCGTTGGGGGCGGCCGCCGACCTCGAACGTCTGCTCGATCGAGCGGATGGCATGGACGCCGAACCGCGCCAGGATCGTGCGGAGATCCTGCAGCCGGGAGCCGATGGCCCCCAGCCGGACCCCGGCTGCCTCTAGATTGCGCGGCGTGATCTTGACCTGCATGGGATCCTTCGTGACCGCTGACTACTGACCACGGACCACGGCCAAACGTCAGGGGTCAGAGATCAGCGGTCACTTGTCTTTCTTCGCGACCTTCGGCTCGAGGTTGACGAAGAGTCGTTCGTCGAAATACTCATCCGGGATCCTCAGTTTCTCGCCGGCCTTGAACCGGACGCCCCAGATCGTGCCGTTCGGCTGGGGGCGGCTGATCTCGCCGTCCACCTTCGCTCGCACCTTCATTTCCTTCCTCCATTCCGGTTGCAAATATCCTACGGCCCTACCTCGTGGACCCGCACCGTCACCTCTCCAAACGGACGATCGGTGCCAATGACCGCGTCGAACTGCACATAATAGATCCCCACCGCCGTCAGGCCGACCAACGCCGAATCGAAGAGCGCGGAAATCTCTAACAACGTCGAATCCCAGGAAGCCGCGGCCCATCCAAATCCGGCGACCAGGACGCGGGAACTGTCGAGGATGCGATATCGGGGCGAGGTGAGTGACCACGTCCCAGACCCCCGCGTCTGTTCAACCCCCATCACGATATTTTCCGCATGCGCCTCTGCGACCATCCTCATGGCCGCTTTTCCGTCAACTTGAATCGCGGCCCCAATTCCCGCATAGCAAACCGCGCCGGCTGCTCTGCCAGTTGGAACCGCGCCGGCAACTCGCGCAGGCGGAAGTCGCCGGGTATCGGCGAAGTCCCGGCCAGGTAGCGCAGTAGCGGGGCACCGCGGAGCCAGCGCCGCATGGCCGTGGCAGGGAGCCCGAGCCAGGGCGCTCCCCGGAACCAGCGGGAGAAGTCGTTGACGTATGTGGCCATCGCTACTCCGATATCTCCGCGGCATCCCAGGCCGCGAAGGCGCCTGCCTCCAGGCTCCGCATTTCACGCCACACTTGCACGACGCCATCAGCGGTCGGCGTGAAGCTAGTCGTGAGGGTGGTCCAGCCGCTGCCTGATGGCGCCACGACCTCGAGATCCCCCGTCAGGCCCACATCGGAGTTCGCCCGGACCAGCATGCGCGGCCTCGGGTCAGCGTCTGGGCTGTAGCGGCACGCCAGCGTAATTCGAATCGGCACGCCGGCGGTCACCGGGACATAGATATCCCGGAGCACGCCCGGGCGCTGCTGCTTCTGGCTGGGCGGGCCCCCGTCACCATCGGTATCGTCCCGCACGCAGTAGGCGTTGAGCTCCAGGTTATCCACGAGCACGATGGATTGCGGGGTCAGGATCGTGGCGGTCATGGCCCCTGGCCCCGCTGCCACCGTTCCCCCGCCTGCCCCCGGCGTCGCCCCCTGTGCGGAGTATGGGAGTGTGGTCATCAGGCGCTCGTCTCCCAGGTGCCCGATGTTTCAAGGACAAAGAGGCCGGTCCCGTAGACCGTCGGTTTCACGATCAGGAAGGTTTTCCCGACCAGGTCACCCGCCCCAGCGATGGTGTCCCCATCCTGCACGTTTGCCCCGACCGGATGGAGCCAGTGCCAGAATCCCCGCAGCCGACCGCGAATGACGGAGCTGGGAGAAACGATGGCGGTCAGCCCCGGCTCGTGCAGCCACACTCGCGACAACTGCACGCCGTTGTCCGGAGGGTTGGGGTACGGCGCCAACCCGAACAGCGTCGCTTGGGAGTGGGCCCCGTTGCCGTGCTTCCCCACGTTGATGGGTAGTAGGATCGGCGTGGCCGCGTCGGACCGCGCCAGGCGGGGCACGTAATGGCCGATCGCAACCGCCCCCAATGCTGAGAGGTTGTCGAGTCGGTCGTCAACCGCGGACCCGGAGTTGGCCACGATGCGTCCGGCGATGATGCAGCGGTACAGGTCGCTCGTCTTGAGGCTATAGAAGTCCCCGAACGCGAAGCCGCTCCAGCCCGTGAAGTCACCGGAGAACGTGAACAGGTAGAACGTCTTATCGTCCGCCACGATCACCCAGGGGCGCGCCGTCGCGTCGTTGGTCGCGGATTTCCGAATGACAATCCCTCCAGCCGCGCCGGCGACCGTCGGAAAGGGCCCCGTCCCGCCCGTCACGGTGGTCGCGGAGTCCTGGGCGGTCTTCACTTCAAACCCGCGCACCTGGGCCTCGCGTCCGTTGGCGGTGGCCGTCGTGGTGCCGTTCGGCTGGTCATCCGCGACGTTGAGGTAGAATCCCGTCGAGCCTGTGGGATTCATGCGATAGACCGCCCGGTAGGTGCCGGTGTACGGCTTGGTCCAGCCGGCGGCGGACTTGGCCCCGTAGCCGTTGACCAGCACCGCGTCCAGCACATCGATCAGGCTGTTTTGGATCCCGGTCAGCACGGGAGCGCTGGCGTCGGTGCTCTTGTAGACAGTCACACTCATGGCGCAACTCCTTCACGCTCTCATCGGTCAGAAATTGTCCAGCGTCCCGCTCTCGCCGCTGCTCGGCTTGCCCCGGGTGAAAATGCGATCGCTCTCGACCGTGCTCGCCTCGGGGAGATCGCTACCGTCGCTCGCCACCTCGCCGCCGGCGCTCGCCGGAAGGACCATCCGGCCCGCGGCCAAGTCTTTGAGTTGCACGATCGCGCTGTCGAAGTCCTTCTGCCGCCGCTCGTTCGCGAGTCCCCTACGCCCATAGAGCGCCCAGGCGGCGATCACGGTCGCCAGGGTGCGCAGGAGGTTCGGCACGGGCGCGACCGGGACGGTGTAGCGCGATCCGAGGTACCCGTCGATCACGCTGTCGGTGTTCGCCAGGACCTTGGCGATGACATCCGCATCGGCCACGCCGTCCGCGTCATCATCCGTCAACTGGACGAGCTGGGCCGGTGTGATGCCGGCCTCCTGGAGATCGGTCAGTGTGCAATAACTCATAGTTCACCGCGGTCGCGCTAGCAGGCCGGTCGAGGGATCAACCGGCCTGCTAGCCTGCTTGCTTGCCAGCCTGCTGGCCGCCTTACGTGTTCTTCACCTTCACCGCCCGCCAGGGCAGAAGGTAGCCGACGTTCTTCCGCTCCTCGACGGAGTAGAGGTACTCTCCGTGCTTGAAGACGTGGTCGCTGGTCGGACTATCCAGCGCCAGGAAATTGGACGCCTTCCGCATGCTCACGGCCAGCGGTTTCAGCGCCCCAGCCACGTTCAGGACGAAGAAGTCATTCGGGTCCGTGAGCATCTCGTTCACCCAGAGATCCGAGGCGCCCTTCAGGACGTTGTCGGCCACGCCCGCGATGCTGGCGGCGTTGAACGTCGTCTCGGCCACACCCTGCAACGCCGGCGGAACAATCGTCAGGAACTGCCGGATGATGTTCGCCGGCCGTCCGCGGTCGTTCTTGAATCCGATCAAGGCCGCCCGGGCGGAGCCGAAGTCGGTCGCAAACTGCGCCTGGGTGGTCCCGGTCCCGGCGAGGAGATTGTCGATGTTGCCGCTGTTACCGATACTCCGGGTGTCGGCGAAGAAGTAGCCGCCGTCGAAGGCGACGCCCGCCTCGCCGTTGTTTAGGAGATCGGTCACCAGGATGTCCGTGTGGACCTTGGCCTCACCGGCCATATCCTGGATCTGTGGCCGATAGACCCCGAGGGTGTCATCCTCGATGGCCTTCCGTTTGACGCCCAGGGTGGCCTCCCAGTCCTTGTTGGTGATGGCGTACCGGAACCGGCGCAACCCTTCGATGATCTTCTCGTCGAGCCACTCTTTCATGATCGGGGTGGCGCCGAGCCAGGAGAGATCCAGGAACTCGGAGCCCGAAGGGAATTCCGTGGCGATGCGCTGCCAGTTGGCCTTGTAGGCCGCGTAGGACTCCAGGAAGATCGCCTGGAAGTCCGTCCGGATCGCGGCCAGGGTGTCTGAATTGACGATCATCTGACGCTCCTTTCAGTCGCTCACGGTTCTAGGTTCAAGGTTCGAGGTTCGAGGTTCCGGATCCAACATCGAACCCAGAACCTCGAACCAGTTAACCGCGCTTTCAGCGCTTACACCTTCGTCGCGGCCACCGGGATCGTGTTCGAATAGGTCACGACCAGCCGCGTGCGGCCCGCCGACCCGGCGCCGACCGATGTGATCACCCCGATCACATTCCGCGCGGCCGCCTGGTACAACTTGCGCTGCTCGGCGGCGATGTATGCGCCGGCCAGCCCGCCCGGGTGCTCGATGTTGTTCACCTCGCCGGCGAGCAGGTCGGTGGCCTTCACGTTGGTGGCAAGGAAAAACCCGTCAGGGTCAGCGCCATCCCCGACGATCAGGCTGGCGCTGGTGGCCGCGTCCCACAGCGCGATGCCATGGCACGCGACATCGAGGATCTGGGATCCGGCCGGAATGGCGATCGTCCCGGTGTAGGTCCCTGCCCCCGTCTCGGTGAACGTCGCCTCCTCCATCACGACCTGGGAGGCGTTGGGGTTGATCCCGTCACATTTGTTCAGCTCGGCGGCGGTGGCGGTGACGCTGAGGAGCGGCACTCCGGCCGGCCCGACCTCGATCCAGCCCGAGGTTGCGCTGACGTATTCGACCAGGATCCCCGCGGCAACGCCATTAGTCGAGGTATCGTCGAAGGTCTGATCGTCCTTGACATACATCATCGCGCCCTGCATGGCCAAAGTGATGGAGGTCGCGGCGAAGAGGAATATGCCCCTCCGGACTCGGACCTTGTCGCTCGAGGAGGCAGTCTGTACCACGGTCTCCTCAGCGACGCCGAGCATTTTGAAGCCGGCGGTATCCGCGGCGGGGACAGCATAGCCGGTGGTATCGGCGCAGACCATGCTGCCTTTATAGACCGTCGTCGATGCTTTTACTGTATAAGCATTGATGCCGATCGGTTTGTACTGCGTCTCCCGGTCGGCGCTCAGGGCCATGCCGACAAACGGCAGGCCGAGCAACAGGCCACTTCCCAGGGCGGGACCCGGCGCCGCAACCACCGTCGCGATCGTTCCGACCAGGATCAGGCAACACACCAGCGCGCAGACGATGCCCGCCGGGGTCTTCAATTTCCTCCAGAGTCTCTTCATCGCGTCTCTCCTTTGTGCCATCAGACCTTGGCGGTCTTGGCGTCTTCCTGCCCGCTCGCCGCAGGCAGGCGGGGGCGGTTAATTCTTCGCCGCCGCCTTCTGTTTCTTGAACATCTCGAACGTCACGCCGAGTTGTTCGTGGACCTTGCTGCCGGCGGCGAACTCGGCTTTCAAGGCCGCATCCGGATCCGTGGCCTGACCGGCCGCATGCTCGCCCAGGGGCACGATCTTCGGCATGGTCTTGAACACATCCATCAGGATCTCCCCCGCCTTGCGCGTCGGCTTGCCCTCGCCGAAGGAGATCTCGGCTTCCTCCAGCATGGTCCGCTCGAGGACGGCGGGGATCCCCGCCTCTTTCCATGCCGGCAGGAACGTGCCCGCCTTGACGCCGGCGTCCACGAAGGCCGTGACCCCGGCGTGGACGGCTGCCGACCGGGAGGCCTTTGCGGCGGCCGCCTGGGTTTCGGTCTTCGCCCTGGTGGCGGCGGCCGCCTCCCGTTCCTGTACCTGGGCCTCGGTGAACTGCCCCTGCTTCCCGGCTGCCGGGTCGGACTTTGCGGGGAGGAGACCCATCTCCTGCAGGCCGTCCCGGAGCCACTCGATGAACGTCTTCTTCTCCACGACATCCTCCTTTGTCTCGGGTTCGGTGAATTCCGTGTTTTCCAGCACGGCCTGGAGCTGGTCGAGCTGCTCGAGGATCGCGGCATTCCGGTTGGTGATCATGCCCTCCGTCAGGATCCTCTGGGCCCGTTGGTAGAAGACCTCTATCGCGGCCCGGCGGCGTGCCTCGCGCTCCGCCGCGTCCGCCGCGGTGGCGAGCGGGACGTCGAGCTGGTAGATCTCCGGGACCCAGAAGCCGAATCCCTCGAATGTCACGAAGGGTTGATCGGCGGAGAGCGTGACCGGAGCCAATCCCTTCACCTCCGGCACGGCGGCGCCCAGGAACCCCACGTGGCGGAGGTAGGGGCGTCCCGTCTCCTTCAGCGGATTGAACAGGGCGACCGAGACCTTCTTGTAGAGGCCCTTCCGGACGGCGTCCACGAACTCCTGGACCGTCGGGACGACATAGGCGAGCAAGACGTTGCCGGCCCGCTTCAACGCCCCGATCCAACCATAGGCGGGGGCGTCGTTCGCCGGATGACCCAGGACCGCCGGAGCCTCGTGGAGCGCGGGATCGTAATCGGCCGCGATCTGATCCAGGTCGGCCTCGGTCCACTTCCCCTTCTCGCCGTAATCGCCGGCGCGGAACACCTCGAGCCAGGCCCCGTCGATGAACTGGCAGGCGGGGGCGCCATCGGTCGCGATCTTTCCGGCGCGGCGTCCGATGTAGGCGCAGAGGCGCCGCGCGCGCTCCTCCGGCAACCCCTGATCCTGGGTGAAGTGGCCCATGCAGCCGTCGAAGCCACCCTTGAACGTCCCGTCGGGGTTGACGTACTTGCTGCCTTTTGCCATGGTCGCTCCTTTAGTCGGCTCGGCGCTTTGCCATCCGATAGGCGCCGCCGAGATCTCGCCGACGGATCTGGCCCGTCATGCCGCCCCGGACATAGTGCCGGACTCGTTGGCTCTGATCGCCGAAGATCGCCCGCCGCAACGCCTTTGCCTTCTTTCCCCTCACGTTTCACGCCTCACGTTTCAGGTCCCCGGTTATAAACCGAAGGTCCGTATCGCCCTCGCCGCATTGCCCGCGAATCCCAAATCCGGCCTCGGTACCTGGCGCCGGCTGGGCTGGATGCCATCCCGTTCTGCTTCGATTGCCGAGATGGCGGTCACGGTGCACCGGCACCTGAATCCGCATGGCGGCCACCAGAGATCCCAGACGGGGTCGTCCCGCCGCGCGATATACCCATCCATCTGGGCGTGCGTCGGGCGCACCCGATCGTCTCCCACCGTGTGGTATTGGAAGTACGGGAACCCCTGGACGACCTCCGGCGCGTGGTACATCTCCCAGCGCCCGGCGTTGTAGGCCGTCTGGATATTCGTCGTGAAGACCGTGGCCGCGTGGTACGGGTTGACGGCGCTGATACCGCCGGCAGCCGCGGCTTCGTTCAGTCCCTCCAGGAACTGCCGGAACGCCAGGCCGTCCTCGAGCGATTTCGTCAACCAATCCTGGACCACCTTCACCGATTGGACCGTCTGCTGTTTGGCGATCGTGAACGCCCGGCCACGGTAGATGTCCGAGATCTCCTCGAACGCGGTCGTGGTGAGAGGGACCTTCGCCCGGAAGTATTCGATGGCCTCTTTCGGGGCCAGCGATTCGGCCACCAGCTCGCCGATGCCGGCGAATCGCATGAAGGGCCCGGCCTGCCCGGGGAACGCGTGGTCGATCGGCGCAATTATCACCTTCGCCTGCTT